CTGTATGGAGTATGATAAAATGTGTGCCCAGATTCATCTTTTGCTATGACATTATTTGTTTCATCAATATACACATGAAAGTCAGTTTTAAATAACCCTGATTTTGTCTCAAGACTATCTTCTGTTGTTCCAGCAAATGCTTGCCTAGCTTTTGCAATAGCAAATCTTTGCAAACTATCTTGTTGAGCATGACTCATTTCAATCTGACTATTGTTAAATGAACCATGACTTCTGCTGCTTAAGTTGTAAGCTGATGCCATATTGTCAGTAAATTCTTTTATGTACTTATCTGAATCGCTTAAATCTAAGTCACCACTTTGAATTGCTCTAAATTTAACGTAGTTTAAGGCGCTCTTTGTAAATCCCGCCATACGAGATACTGCTTTACTGCCGCCTGATACAGTTAATTGCTTCATAATATCTGATGTATTAGATTTAATTTGAGCTACTAATGTAGCATCACTTACACTATCTTCAGATTTTATTCCGGTATAATTATTTCCAGACTGATTTGCATAAATAAGGTTATTCATAAATTCTGGCTTCATGTCGTTATGATAGCCAAGCCCCACGGTGTACATAACTTCTTTCTGTATTGGATCTTTTGTTTGATTTGCCATGTAACCAACAAGTGATTTATCAAGCCTTGATATTTGATTAAGCGCTGTATTTGGATCACCGCCCGCTTTAAAAGACGATGTTATATCGTTTATAATATTAGGTAATATTACTCGCATTTTATTTGGGTCAATATGCATACCATTTGCAATTGCTGCCAATGATTGCTGATATTTATTATCAACTTTGGCAAGTGCCATTTCTTTATCTTCGGCAATATCTTCAGAGTCAAGAGAGTATGAAATATTCTTTTGAACTGCTGCTTTTTCTTCATTCCATTGCTGCGCTGCTTGTGAACCAAGGGTTGTATTACTGATGGTTGATATAAAATCACCAGATTCAAAACTTTTCTTGTATCCATTTAATACATTTAACTCTGCATCTTCCGATGAACCTAAATTTGGCTTGTTGTTTAAGTCGTTTATTCTTTTATCTACATCAATCATTGAGCCATTAGATTGTATTTGAGAGTGAGCCTTTACTGAGCCAGATATCATTTGAAAAGATTTTTCAAATTTTGCTGGTGTCTGGTTCATTATATTTTCAGTTATATTGGGCGATATATGACCTGAATAAATATTCTTGGCAATGTCTGCTTCAGTAGCAATTTCTATATGATGGTTTGCAATAATATTTGTGCCATGGTTTGATGGCTTTTCTGACAAATCAGTATTGTCATTTGAAAATATATTATAACTTGCTTCGTGTGATTTCTGAGCATTTGCATCATCTGAACCCATGATGTCATGCATTCTCTGTGCTCTGTTATGCATTTCAATAATTGAACCTTGCATTTTCATGAAGGCTTGAGGACTTAATGACTGATCAAGCACTGAATTTTTTGCTGTGTTCAGCATAGATTCTTGCAGAATGTCAGCTCGCTTAAAGTCACCAGATGAAAGAGCATGGCCAAGTTCTGACATGTTTTCATTGTATGCACTGTAGAAATTTAAGCTGTTTTGTAGTCTGTTTTGTTTAATGCCGATTTCAGCAGAACTTAACTTTAACTTATTAACATTTCCATTAACGATATAATCTAGTTTCTTACGATCAGATGAACTTAGTTGTGTTTGTTTTATAGTGCTAAAATTAGCATCTGTATCTTTTAATATTTGCTCGTGCTGGCTAGGATTTGATTTCATCCTAATCATAGCGTCTGTTGCTACACTAGTTGCCTGAGCGTTTGCGTTCATCAGCATTGCACTACTTTGATCTTTCTGCATTGATTCAGCTTGTTTAAATGCAACTTGTGAAGCCATGCCAAATATCTTACTTGCTGCATCATGGCCAGCAGATTTGTTCGCTACTGGCGAACTTTCTAATACTGGATTTTCATTTAATTGTGCAAATTCTGTCACTTACATACTTCCTTGAAAATATTGATCATATTTATTAAAATTAGATGAACTTACCAAGCGCGCCATTTTCAAGCATTGCAAAAGACGTCGCAGCACTACTTGCTTCACCAAATAATTTGGCATACATAGTATTGCGTGCATTTTCTTTTTCTGCTGATGCGTTATATTCATTAAAAGACAACTCGGTATCAGCATTCTCTATATTATTGACACCAGTATTTAAAGTGTCTCTTTGTATAGCATTAAAGCTTCCTGATCCCATACCGACACCGCGCGTTGTAGCTTGAGCCGTCTGCCTGTGTAGAACCTTCAAAGTATTGTCATAAATACTTTTCTTTTTTTGAGTAAGCTGTAATTCTCTTTGCTTTGCTTGTAGATTAATCTGCTCCATAGCTGCTCGTTCAGCAAGAGTTGTCTCATACATGCCAGCTATAGAAGTAGCGATCCCAATCCCAGCGGCGATTGCTATAAACATGATTATCTCCAAATATAGTTATTGTGCCTAATTATGGTACTATATAAAATCCATTTATGAAAGTCTATGCGCGATTATATTATAATCAATACCTGTTATTTCTAGATCAAATGGCGAGTTTTGGCTTATTGATATAGTTGGGTATTTATTGTACCCAGTTACAGGCCTAATCGTTGCCGTACCTGTTTGTGGCTGTGGTGGTAACTGCGCTTGTATATCTTCATAAGTTTGATATGGTACTTGTGTAGTGTTTACAAAAAAGTTAATGCTTTTATAGTAATCAACATTAATTTCTGTAATTGCCTTTATTGAACTTGTGTGCGCTGCACCTGCAAAAAGATACATTGGTATGATTTCTACTGGGTATAAAAGACCAACTTTTACAGGCCCTGTAAAATTGTTAGGATTAAATGCAATTATTTTACCGCCTTCAACAAAATATTCACCATAATCTTGCTGATCATACACAACAATGACTGTATAACCTTCAAGCTCATTTAAGCCTGTTATCAGACCGGTTTCGTCCATTGTAGAATCTATATAGCTATCAATTTTTACATCTTCAACAAACTTTTCAAGTACATAGTTTCCATTTAATGTGTACTTTTTAATCATATATATTTGATTGTTAATTGCAAATATATCAATTACTTCAACTGTGGGGTTTCCCTCATTATCTTGTTCAAATTCAATGGGCGTAAAGGCACCTAAGCCAACTTGTTTAGCAAATTGAAAAGCGGTTATTGTGTGATCATTGTTTAATATATAGACAAGATTATCTTGTGAGCTATCTGACCCGCGCATTATCGCTCGATTGATCGGCTTTTTAATCAAGTGACTAGAAGCAATGGAAATATTTGACGCTGTATAAGCTTGTCCCACACCATCAAACTTAAAATCAATAAATGAATTGCCAGTTTTTGCTACATAGTAACTATCATTGATATAATTTATAGGCTTGAAATTATTAGAGCTACCGTAAGCGTCTTGCTGTCTAATTGAAAATGTTGTAGGCGTTAATGCGGTATTAACATCTTGCGGACAAACAAAGTTAAAATTTTGAGTGTATACTTCTAGTTGCTTACCTGCATTAATCCACGTAATGCCACCTGTGTCTGTTTGTCCGATCGAATATTCAATAGCGTCTATATCTTCTCCTGTGCCAACATCAAAGTTAATGGGTTTATTAATTTGTGAACCAAAAACATGTGATCTTAACGCGTCTGAGTTTCCTAGCCATAATCTGTTTTGATATAAACATACTTTCTTTGGCCATCCCAGGTCATTACTCCAGGCTGGTTGTTTAACAATATAATCAATACCCTTTATTGATGATTCTGCTATTTTAAACGGTACTTGTACGCTGCCAACAAATACAACTTTTGACCCGTCCCATGGTGTTACACTTGTTATAATTGCATAACCAATGGGATCATCAACTGTTGCGCCACCACCAATAATTTGTCCCCCAACCCATGCTGTTGTAAAACCAGGATCACTAGCAAGTCCTGTAAACTCAAGTGTGACGTTTGTGGGATTACCTGTTAAAGACGCGGTAAAAGGATCATAGTTTATTAGACCAAAATCAATTGCTGGAAAAGGATAAATATTTAGCTCTTCAAATGCAAAGACAACTGGGCTATAGCTTGTTACATACAGCCTACTAGGCTTAAATTTTCCAGATGTAAAGACTATAGAGTCATTTTCTTGCGTGTAGTCGAGCGATTTTAAATCATTTAAAGTATAAGATACGGAAACGGATTGATAAAATTCAACGATATCACCAATAACGGTAAATATATGCAAGTTAAGATTGCTAGATATAACAGCATAATGGTTACCATTCTTGTCAATAAATTCATATCCGTTAGTATTATTTTCAGCATAAGAATTAACATTTATTACCGCCTTTGTTCCTTTTCTTTTTTTTGCTGTTCCTGTGCTCGTAATCTCAATATTCAATAATTTTTGTGCTGCTTTTAAGTAGTCTTCTAAGTCAGTACGATTGTAGTTGACAACATCAACTTCACCAATAGAAAAGCTTGACTGACGTATAGTTTTAGTTTTCATGAAATATAAATTCTATTGTATGAATTGTATGGTTTTGATACAATATATCTTTCCATGTCATTGCGGATTATTGCTTCAATTCTTGATTCTTCATACTGCATATAAATAGACTTCATTAATGTTTCATCTTTTGTTAAAACTAAAGCAGTGTCATAAGCGATGAATAGAACAAGTGTTCGATAAAACAATATTGATATTGCTGAAACAGATATATTATTGACAATATAGTAATAGTTAATTGAACTTTGATTTGTTGAAATAAGGCCATCACTTATCAAGTATGGCTGTGCAGATTGATCTGCAAAATTATTATCAAAATTACCCCAATTAAACATTCGACCATAATCAAAAGGTAACTGAAAAGTATTAGAGTAGTCAGTACTAAATTTAGTTGTTAATGGTGTACTATTTTGAACATATTTGATTGCAAAGTTCCATTCTGTTGCTTGCAATAAAACGGGAAGTAGCAAATCAATCTTAAGATCAAGCAATTGAGCGTCTTCACTGTCTAAAATATTGGTAACGGGTAATCGTCCTAGCTTACCTAATGCTTGATTAACAATTGATAATCTTGAAATAGTAAGCATGGATTAATCCTTTTAAAAGTGGGGGAACTGGATCCTTCCGTAGCTCCCCCGAGCGAACATTTTATACAACAGGATAAGCAACTAAGCTATATACTGTTCCTGCAACCTGTACGTAAAATGTAGCTGGTACAGCTGTTGCTAGATCTTCAGTAGTAGAAAGGTAGTTAACTTGAACGATATCAAGACGCTTCACAATCTTAGCTTCTGCCTTGTCATTCATATAACCAGCTGCTGTAATAGTAGCTAGTGAATCCTCAGTACTTGCAGAAAACATCGTAGGCGCTGTGCCTGGAAGTCCTGCAACGTAGGGTGTAAATGTATCAAAATTACTCATGTTTAAATTCCTTAATTAAGATGTTGCAAATGGATCATTAGCGATCATTAATGCAATACCACCTGGTTGAATAACTTTTGCACCAGAGGTAAAGCTAGTTAACAATTCATACCTATCTTGATTTTGTACCCATGTGATTGTCGTTTTAATCTCACGATTATAAGTTTGCGTAATAGCGTACTTATGAACAATTGGAACCAAAAACACATTTGGCGTAGCGCCAGTGCTTGGGATTCTATTGATACCATTTTGACCAATAAATCGAATGTCTATACCTGAATATGTATTAATTCTGTTATTTGTTAAAGGCTTAACATCATTGTAAAAGCTGTTAACAATTCGATCATCATTCATCATTGATTTTCGTAATAACGCAGGCGTCCACATTGTAGTATCAAACAATTGATCTTCGTCAAGTCCTTGCGATTCAATATATGAAAGCGCATCAGAAATTTTGCCTTGGTTAATGCCGGTATTTGCGCCAACGGATGCAGGAACAGTATATAAGCTAGCAACCAGAGCAGCGTCAGAGAAAATTGCATTGATTTTAATAAAGTCATTCATACGACCAGCAGCTTTTGCATGAAGTCTTGCGTGCGTCATAACTTTGTTGTAATTGAATAAGGTCTCTTCACCACCGCCGACTACAGTTTTTACATAGTAGTTTTTAGTGATAATAGGCACGTTTGTTTCTTCGACTGATGTAATTTGAATGTCGTTAGAAGCGAAGCTACCTTCTGACATTTCAATCTCATCAGAAATAGGAACGTTAACAGTTGTTCCAACAGTTCCATGTTGCTCAAAAATAGTATCATTAAGCTTTTCAGAGTTTTGATATTTGTAGACAACTTCGCTTTTAAATAGCGCGCTTGCTGCTGCTAAAGAATTAATTTGTGGTACGGACATGTTCCATCTCCTGATAATAATGGTTAAAAATGTTTAAATAATTAACTATCTATCAGGTTATCCATGCGGGGCCGACAATAATTTGATCTGTTATTTGGGTTGTCCAAAGATGGGGCCAAAACCCAGATATAGAAATATTAACTGGGTTTGGCTTTTATGTCAACACTTTGTGTTAGTTTTGTTTAGATCTTTCTGCTTTTTGATTGCACAGCTCAATATATCGTGCTCTTTTAGATAAGTTGTTTGGATATCTTGAATTTTCCATTGCTGCTTCACGTATCAAAACATCAAGATCAACTTTTTGGTTGGGTGCGGAATCACCCATGCCTGGCACTGATGAACTTAAGCGCGCATCTCTATCTTTTAGTACATTTTGTAGTGATGAATCATCGCTTATTAATTTAGTAAACAAATCAGCTCGTATGCTTTCACTGACTGAGCTGAAATTATCTTTTATGTAAGTATTTATTAAGTTAATTTTATCTTCACCAACTGAAGCTTTACGCTCATTGAATTGATTTTCTGCATCTAAATTATCGCTGTATCTCTTTTGTGCTGCTGTTTCAAACTGTTTTTGTGTAAGACCTATGTTCTTTGCAACAGATGCAAGTTCTGTAGATGAAATTTCATCAAGTTTAATGTTATCTGGTAATGTGTATTTTTCAGGAACAGCAGTTAACTGACTTAGTTTTTCCTCTAGCTCCTTGTTTTTGATGTGAACGCCTAAACTTTCTTTGTACCCATTTTCAAGTTTCTCGATAGTGTCGAACTTGTTAGCATATAATTTAGGTTCTTGTGCTTCTGTCGCTTCTTGCGTGATCGCTTGATCGTTGTTTGCTTCTTCACTCATCATTATGTTCCTTATAAAATTTTAATTTCGTTTTAACTTCTATGATAGATTTTTTTATATCTCTTACTATTGAACGCCTACCGTCCTGCCATGCATATGCTGCATTAGAATCAAATACTAATGGATCTTCCATAAATACAGATTCAAACATTTTTTTTAAGTATTTCTTTCCTTCTTCGCTAACTTCAAATATTAAATAGTTGTCATAATCAACTTCTTTAATTTTGTGCGTGTTCAGCAAATCTTTTGCTTCCATTAAAATTGCTCCGGTGTCGATTGTGGCAATTGAACGTCTGATGCTTGAGTTGTCGGCGTTGGTAATGATCCTTGTTGACCAGCCTGTGCCATGCCTTTCATTAATTTGTTCATATCATCTTTGTTTTTAAATAATTTTGCTGGCAAGTTGCTGTTATCAGTCATGTATTGATTAACTTCTCCCATGTCCACCGATGCCAAAGCTGCACCTTCTCCAAAAAACTGTTGTTTCATTTGCAAATTTTGCGCTAGATTGTCAAGGTTTTCTTGTTTCTGGATGTTGAATAACGGTGACTTAAAATCAAACCTTAGTTCATGTACGTTAATGAAGTTTGATTTTCTATCTTTAAAAAGCAAACTGCGTTTCGATAGTATCTTTGCTGCTGTCTCAAACACTTGGCCTGGCAATTCATTAATAATGCGCGCCATGTCTGTTGCTGCAGAGCGTTGTGCTCGGTTTTCTCTTATTGATATTTCAGTCGCTGACTTAACGGAGCTATCGACTTCTCCCAAAGGATCAACTTGAAAGCCTTTTCTTATCTGGTCTCTAAGTATTTGTTCATGTTCCATTATCTCAGGATATGTCGGTAACTGTATTGCTTCGATTGGATTACGTCCACCTGGTTGCCTTGCCACCATTGCACCAGATATTTTTCTAAGCGCCCACGGATTAACTTGCCCTGCATCATAAAATAGCAATGGGTCAGCTT